TGATAATATCATTTCATATTATAGCTCAATTCCATCATCATATGCAGTATTTGATAGTAGTTATAAGTATATGTATGATAGATTTAATAGAGTTTTTAGATACATACCTTTGAATGGTGATATTGCAGGTCTATGTGCAAGAACGGATGCTAATAATTTCCCATGGTTCTCTCCTGCAGGAACAACTCGCGGAGCGATTTTGAATGCAGTTAAACTTGCATATAATCCAGACCAAAATCAGAGAGATTTGCTCTACACAAATAGAGTTAATCCCGTAATTTTTTCACCAGGAGGGGGAATTGTTCTTTATGGAGATAAAACAGCTCTGACTCGTTCATCTGCATTCGATAGAATTAATGTTCGTCGTTTATTCATCTATCTTGAAAATACTATTTCAGCTGCAGCTAGAGACCAAATGTTTGAGTTTAATGATGAAATAACAAGGTCTAATTTTGTAAATATTGTTGAACCTTTCCTCAGAGATGTTCAAGCAAACCGAGGAATTTTTGATTTCCGAGTTATTTGTGATGATTCAAACAATACTGCAGCCGTAATTGATAATAATGAATTTATTGCAAGCATTTATATTAAACCTTCTAGAACTATTAATTACATTGGATTGAACTTTATTGCAACACGTACTGGAGTTGCATTTGAAGAAGTTATCGGTAACGCTTAATTTTAAAATAATTTAACTAGGAGGCATAAAACAATGGCAAACAAAACTATTAATGATTTTAAAACTAGACTATCTGGAGGTGGAGCTAGACCTAACTTATTCGAAGTTACCTTGAATTTCCCAGCAGGCGTGGAAAAACTAACTAATAATGATATTTCAAATTTTTTAGTAAAAAGTGCTGCTCTACCTGCATCTAATATTGGCCCAATTGAAGTTCCGTTTAGAGGTAGAATTTTAAAACTTGCCGGAGACAGAACATTTGATACTTGGACTGTTACAGTAATTAATGATACAAATTTTTCACTTAGAAGTGCATTTGAGCAATGGATGAATATTATTAATCAACATGAAGATTCTAGTGGTAAAACTAATCCAAGTGATTATATGCAAGATGCATATGTAGACCAACTAGATAGAGATGGATCTAAACTTAGAACTTATAAATTCCATAGCATATTTCCAACTAATATCTCACCAATTGACCTTTCATACGATACTACAGATGCTATTGAAGAATTTACAGTTGAATTCCAAGTTCAGTGGTGGGAGGCATCCAAGGGTGATAAGGGCGGTGGAGTAGACATTAAATAATCACCCATAAATAACTTAAGAACAAATAAATTACAAGATGGCAAAACTTTTTGGTTTTTCAATTGAAGATAATGATAATAAAAAATCTAAATCAATAGTTTCCCCCGTACCTCCTTCCAATGAGGACGGGGTTGACTATTATATTCAAAGTGGTTTTTACGGTCAATATGTAGATATTGAAGGGGTATATAGAACTGAATATGATTTAATTCGTCGTTACAGAGAAATGGCTTTACATCCAGAATGCGATGGAGCTATCGAAGACGTTGTAAATGAAGCCATAGTAAGTGACTTATATGACTCACCTGTTGAAATAGAACTATCTAATGTGAATGCAAGCGATAAAGTAAAACAAATAATTCGAGATGAATTTAAATATATCAAAGAAATCTTAGATTTTGATAAAAAATGTCACGAAATTTTTAGAAATTGGTATGTTGATGGTCGCCTTTTTTATCTAAAGGTTATTGATGTAAAAAAACCAGAGGATGGTATCAAAGAAATTAGATATATTGACCCCATGAAAATGAAGTACGTGAGACAAGAAAAGAAGAGGTCTAGTCAAGCTGAAATATTAGCACTAAGAAATACCACTGGAACTACCAGCGACCATTTTCCAGAAATAGAAGAATATTTTTTATATACACCAACCCCACAATGGCCAAGTGGAACTCTTACTGGAGGTAAGCAACAAAAACCCATTAGAATTGCTAAGGACTCTGTAACTTATTGTACATCGGGATTAATTGATAGAAATAAAGGCACAGTTTTGTCTTATTTACATAAAGCAATTAAAGCATTGAATCAATTGAGAATGATTGAAGACTCATTGGTAATCTATCGTCTCTCACGGGCACCAGAACGTAGAATTTTCTATATTGATGTAGGTAATCTACCTAAAGTAAAAGCGGAACAATACCTCAAAGAGGTCATGAGTCGTTATAGAA